CGCCCACTCTGGCCAGGCTACTGGAAGTTGGAGGAACTCGAGGGCGTAAAAGCCTCTTTGTCGGTGCAGAAGTGGAACGCGATGTACCAGCAGCAGCCCACGAACGACGAGGGTGCCATCCTGAAAAGGGAGTGGTGGAAAGTTTGGCCAAAGGACGAGCCGCCAATCGTAAATTACATCATCCAGTCCATGGACACGGCGTATTCCAAAAAGGAGACGGCTGACTATTCTGTCATCACGACCTGGGGCGTGTTCTACCTGAGCGAGGATTCCGGCGCGTCGATCATGCTGCTGGACGTCAAGCGCGGGCGCTGGGACTTCCCGGAACTCAAACGTATTGCCAAGGAACAGTACGACGTTTGGCAACCGGACAACGTGCTGATCGAGGCCAAGGCCACAGGAACTCCTCTCCAGCAGGAGCTGAGAAGAATGAACATCCCGGTCACGATGTACTCACCTGGCGGGCGGCGCACGGGCACCGACAAGGTAGCGCGGGCCAACGCAGTAGCCCCTGTATTCGAGGCCGGCATGGTCTGGGCCCCGGATACGGAATGGGCCGAGATGCTTGTAGAGGAATGCGCGGCCTTCCCGCATGGCGACAATGACGACATGGTGGACAGCACCACCATGGCCATGGACCGTTTTCGGCGCGGCAACTTCATTACCCTGGGCACAGATGACGTGGAAGAAGAATCCGCCAAGGACCTTGTGCCGGAGTACTATTGACGCGTAAAATGTCTAAACTCATTTCTTGGACGGGGTAATATGTTAAAGAGATCAAAGTACGGTATGCCTCCTGCCCAGAACTTTGCCGATCCCGGCATGCGGCAAATGGAACTGGACGCATTTGAGCAGCAACGTCAGGCGTACAACGACGAGATGACCCGTCTCATGGCCAAGGGCGGCGAGGTCACTGAAGACCCACAGGACAAAGCAGCCCGCTCAATCGTCAAAGACTTCGAGTCATACGGCTACACCAAAGAAGAAATCATGGAGCTGGCCGACCAGGTGGCGGCCGCAGGTCGGGGCGGCGATGAACTCCTTGCTTACCTGTCGCCCGAGTCGGTGCGGTTCTTGAAAGAGAACGGCGGCTCTGGGACCATCAACCCTGTTACAGGCCTGTCAGAATTTAAGGGCGGCTTTGTTGGCCAGGTTGTCAAAAAAATTGAAAACGCCTTTAGCCCGTCTTCGTCAGGGACATCATCGTTAGACATGGGCGAACAGGCTGCTAAGGACACCGTTGCAATACTTGGGCCTTTAAACGGTCCGGTATCCCCGCAACAAGCTGCTGATCGGGCGGAGCTGGAGGCCCGACAACGTGGAGCAAAAGCCCAACCTGCTTTTGTGCCTCCCACAGTAGCGGCGGACAGCCCGTACTATTCATCACCTGAGTACATGGCCTATGTAAAAGCAAACAGTGGCCCTGGTGGCCTGGTCGGTACGACGGACATGTACGACTCCCCCTACTTTGGGACGGTGGGATCAGGGGGCCTGGGCAGGGCAAACGACAGGGCGTATGAGTCTTACTTGGGGCGTTTGGCGCAAGAGTCAAAACAAAGGGAACAGGACGCAGCGGATGCAGCGGCCAGAGCACAGGCGGAACGGGAAGCTGCGGCAGCGCGCGAAAGAATGATTGCAGTTCCCGTTATCGGAGCACCTGCGCCTCCTACGGCAAGAGACCAGTTGGAGCAAATGCCAGCACCCCCAATGGCTCCGCCCCCGTATACCGAACCTCCTACGGCTCCGCCTCAACTTACGCCCATAGCCCCGCCTTCACTTCCAACTCCAAGAGCTCGGAATGCAGTGCCTGAGTTTATTAGCAGAGCACCTGAAAACACCTCGTATACACCGCCTGTTTTGCCCGGTCAAATAAGGCTGCCTGGCATGGGAGGTTCTGCCAGCCAATTTGCTGCGGACATCCCCATCTCTATGCCTGCCATGCCCAGCTACACCAGCCGGGGCATAGGCGCAGTGGGCCCTGTCAACGCGGCGACCAGCAACTACTTTGCCATGACGCCGCAGACCTCCACGGGCCTTGCTCCGGGAAGCGCGGCCATCGGCTCGCCCGACATGCCCATATACGGCGCGATGAACACAATGAATGCCATGGGCTCGAACCCCAATCTGTCGCCCACTATGTTGGGTGGCGCACAGAACGCGGGCTTCTTTATGGACCGCATGGGCAACCGGATAACTGCACCAGGCATGGCTCCGTACAGGCCCTTTGGCTTTGCCAAGGGCGGCGACGTAGACCTTAAAGCCTTGATGGCGCAGAACGCCGAGACCTTGTCGGATGAGGAGCCGGAAGAGGTCATCAACACGGACCCCGTGGGCACAGCGCAGAAGATGTTGGCCGATCTCAGTGGCGCAAACAAGCCTTCGCCTACACGGCAGGCCATCAAGCGCACGAAAACAAGCTCGGGCGATGGCGCGGAAGCTGACAAGGCAATGCAGCTGGCGTATGAGGACCTGGCCAAGGGTGACCTGGGCGCAATGAAGGACAGGGCTCCCGCAGCGCGGAACACGGAATCAGCACGTTCGCAGATGGAAGAGCTTGCCCGAATCTACCAACTGAAGATCAGGGCGGCACAGCAACAAGCCAGAGGCCTGTCCGCTGACACCTTTGGCGCGCCGACCTTGGAAGGCCCAACACTGACCAAGAACCGGTTGACCAAGAACCGCTTTAAAGAAGGTGGTGAAGCAAAAAAGTCGGACGTGATTGGTGATATTGGCAAGTGGCTTAAAAACAATGACATCAACCCCTCTGATTTTTTGACAGCACTGGGTCGGGTGGGTGCTGTGGCTGGGGCTGCATTGACGCCCAGTAAACTGAACGAAGGTGAAGACGCTGAACTGGCCCGTCGCCGTGCCGTGGGCCGCGCTAAAGGCAGCCCGGAAGAAGGCGAAGAGTCCTCGGACGGGTTCTACGCGCCTTTCTTTCGGGCTGCTCTTGGCATCCCTGAGGAGGGTGAAACAAGCATTACGGACCAGCTCATAGGTGCCGGCGAAACCGCATTGACTCTGGGCAGTGGGGCGTTGTCCTCTGCGGTGGGCATGCCCTACGGCCTGTACAAGGGCCTGACCAGCGGCAAGTATCTGGAGGGAAAAGCCCCTCAGATTGCGGACAAGGAAGCCGCTGACTTTATCGAACGCAACACCTATGTGCCACGCTCGCAGTCGGGTAAGGAAAACTTGGAGGCGTTGAGCAAGATTACTGACGCGTTGAAACTAGCGCCCACCCCGGGTGGCGCGGCAATGGCGTCGCTTGCCCGGCCAAAAGCGGTTCAAGCGCAGGCAGCAAACATTGCCGAGGACTTCCAAGAGTACAACCGGCAGCTGGACGTGCCCGGCGCGTCATACGCTGTCCGCCCAACGGGCAGCACTATGCTCACGGGCCCTGTTGGCTCGGAAGAAAATATCAGCTACATTGATAGAATACTAAGGGCAGGTATGGTCAATGCCACGTCAGCAGCAGGTCAAAACCAAGGGCAGGCAGGTATTTTGCAGGACTTCTGGGACAAGAAAGCACGCAACTACTTTACACGTCAGTTTGGTACGCCCGATGACCCTGTTGCAAAAGGCATTGCCAACAAGCAGATCAAGGGGGCGGCCTTGGAAGGAGCCTTTCCCGAATACATGCTGGACTCAATTGCAATAGGTAAAAAACGGGTCAGAGAAGGTGACAAACCAGAGAACTTTGTTGGTCCTGGAGCGCCAGATTCAAGGTTCTTTCCTAAGTACCCACGGGCCATGGACGACTTCACGACTGCTTATGACAGGGCCACAAACCTCAAAGGTATTGTGATTACATCTGATCCAGCAGCAGTTCATCCAACCCTCCCCACACTTTTGTCTCCAAAGGGCAAAGAGTTAAGCCGTACCGCTCAGACAGCTGAAGAAGACAAAATGAGTATGCAGGGCCTTCGCCCTGAGATGATCAATGCCAATGTTGGAACCGTGGCTTATTCACCTAGTGCTGAGGGCGGGGCTACTGCAGACCAAAGCCTCTCTTCCTCAAAGGCCATGCTTGACGCCTACAGAACGGCAAACACACAGAAGCCCAGCTTATTCGACCGGTTTTTTGGCATGAACAATCAAAAAACAGCCAATAACATGCTTTCTCAAAACGTCATAACGGCCATTGACAAGGGTGAGCCGGTGTATGACATAAAGATCGGTCTTGGGCAGCCTTTACACACGGTGCTTGATCCGGCTTCAATTAACAAGTACCTGGCCAGTCTTCCTCCACGCGAGGCGGCCAATATTCGTTTTGAGGACGCTGTTGCGGGCGGGCTCAAGCTTCGCGAACAAGCTGATCAGCGCAGAATAATGATTGAGCGTATTACATCCGGCAAGCCCGTAGCTGATTCGGTGTTCTCGGAAGGTGTAAGCGCTCCATTGCTGCAGTTTGAGGAAGGACCTAGTAAGGGGTTTGCTTGGAAGCGCATTGAAAAACGGGAAGCCACCATACCTGAGGGCGCATACATAGGCCACTCCGTAGGTGGGTTTGAGATGGGTGGCCCAGGCTATCCAACCACTAAGCGAGAGGCCTTTAACACTGGCAAGTATGAGGTCTATACTCTACGTGACACCCGTAATAGACCCGTCACCACTATTGAAGTAACAATGATGGATGAGGTCACCCCTGTTGTTACCCAAATTAAAGGCGACGGCCGTGCTACGGGCAATGTCCCAGCTGCAACACATGAGGGAGCAGTTTTGCGGTTTTTGGAAGAGTACCTTAGACCTGCTGAAATTGTGGAAAAAGATAAGCTTCTTACCCCTGCATTGAAGAAATACAAAAGAATTCTTCGCCCGGACGCACCGGACGAATCGCCGGACGAAGTAGATTTCATCTAAGGAACACACATGGCAATCGAAAAAGCACTGAACCGGATGCCTACCCTTGAGGTGGTGATAGGTGGCGGCATCCCGGAGCCCCAGTCGGACATTGAAATCATCATCGAAGAGGATGGTGGGGCCATCGTTGAGATGGGAGAGAAAGACGCCGAGGAGGTGGATTTCTACAGCAACCTGGCAGCGGTCATTGAGCCAGACGTCCTGGCCTCCATCGGCATTGAGGTGTCGTCTTTGTTTGAGGCCGACAAGGGTTCTCGCTCCGAATGGGAGTCCATGTACGCCAAGGGCCTTGATCTATTGGGCTTTCGCATGGAAGAGCGCACCAAGCCTTTCCGTGGCGCGTCGGGCGCGACCCACCCAATGTTGACCGAGGCCATTATCCAGTTCCAGGCGCAGGCCTTCAAGGAGCTGATGCCTGCTGGCGGCCCTGTCCGCTCGCAGATCATGGGCAAAGAGACGGTAGAAAAGTTCCAACAGGCCGGCCGTGTGCAGGATTTTATGAACTACCAGATCACCACGGTGATGGAAGAGTACACACCGGAGTTCGACCAGCAGCTTTTCTACACTGGCTACGGCGGTTCGACCTTCAAAAAGGTTTACTACGACTACCAACTGGGTCGCATGGTCTCAAAACTGTGCCTGGCGGACGATATTTACATCCCGTACAACGGCTCGAGCGTCGTTTCCCAGTGCCCGCGCCTGACTCACCGCATTGCAATGGACTCAAATGAGTACCGCAAGCGTGCTTTGGCCGGCGAATACCTTGATGTGAACCTCGATACCTACGCTTCCCCTGCTGATGCGAGTCAAATCCAGGAAGCAATTGACAAAGTCACCGGCATCCAGGCCACTGACGACATTGGTGAGATATTTTTGCTTGAGCAACTGGTCGATTTGGACCTCCCGGGCTTCGAGGACATGGGCGAAGACGGCGAACCGACCGGAATCAAGCGTCCATACGTGGTCACCCTTGCCGAAGACACCCTCAAGGTGGTCGGAATCCGTCGCAACTACAAAGAAAACGACGAAAAATGCACGCGGCGCAATTATTTTGTGCATTACGTGCTGGTCGAGGGCCCCGGAGCGTACGGCTTGGGCTTTGTACACCTCATCGGAGGCCTTGGAAAGGCCGCAACAAGCGCCCTGCGCCAGCTGATTGACGCCGGCACGCTCGCTAACCTGCCTGCAGGCTTTAAAGCCCGTGGCGCGCGGATCGCGGACGACTCTACGCCGATTCAGCCTGGCGAATGGCGCGACATTGACGCCGGCGGGGCGGAGCTTGCCGCCTCTTTGCTGCCTTTGCCGTACAAAGAACCGAGCCAGGTGCTGTTTGCCCTGATGGGCTTCCTGGTGGACTCGGGCAAGCGCCTGTCCAGCACCGCCGACATGCAAGTTGGCGACGGCAACCAGTACGCACAGGTCGGAACTACCCTGGCACTGCTGGAACGCGGCTCTATGGTCATGTCCAGCATCCACAAGCGCCTGCACTATGCGCAGACGCTGGAGTTTCGCCTGCTGTTCGAGGGCTTTGGCCAGTACATGCCGGACGAGTACCCCTACGACGTGCCTGGTGCCAGCCGCAAGATCAAGAAGAAGGATTTTGACTCCATGGTGTCGGTGCAGCCGGTGGCTGACCCCAACATCTTTAGCTCTGCACAGCGTATCCAGTTGGCTCAGATGCAGCTGCAGCTGGCCCAGAGCGCCCCGAACATGCACAACATGTACGAGGCCTACTACCGCATGTATGCGGCGTTGAATATCCGTGACATCGACGGTGTGCTGCTGCCGCAGAACACCAACATGCCTCGCGACCCGGCGTCGGAGAACAGTGACGTGCTCAACGGCATGAAGCTCAAGGCCTTTGCCGGCCAGCAGCATGATGCGCACATTGCAACGCACCTGATGATGGGCATGTCGCCTATTCTGCAGGCCAACCCAATGTCTGCTGCCGAGTTGCAGAAGCATGTTTTGGAGCACATTCGTTTGCGGGCAGAAGAGGACATGGAAGTCGAGCTGTTCAAGCAGTATGGAACCGACCCCGACCGCATGGTCTCTGCTATCCAGAAGGAAGGCATCGTCGCTATCAACATTGCCATGGGCATGAAGGAAGTGCGCGAACTGCAGGAGAAGCTCGCCGGTGGAGAGGGACCTGACCCCCTGATACAGCTCAAGGAGAAGGAGATTGTCCAGCGCGCAGAGGCAGACAAGGCACGCATTGGCCTTGACCAGCAGCGCCTGGGCCTTGACCAGCAAAAGGCGCAGCAGACCAACCAGATTAACCTGCAGAAGCTGCAGTTGCAGCAAGCCAAGGTCAGTCAACCCCAACAACCAGGAGGCCGATATGCCGCTTAAGAAACCAGCTGCCAAAAAACCAGTTGCCAAAAAGCCCAAGGACGGAGTGCAAACTCCAAAAGGAGTTCAGGGGCCATACAAGATAGTAAAAAAGAAAGATGGCAACCGCCCAGTTAAGATATACTGATTCGTGAGTAAGTGCTATCAGACGGGGCCTTGTACCGTCTGCTTTTCATGGAAACACCATGCTTGAATTTGCAGAAGCAGTTTTGAAAGAGATCAGGAAACTTCAGGATCATTCAAAAATGATTGTCCTGAACGGAACCATTACAGACATGGAGCGGTATCGCTTCATGATGGGTCGCCTTGAGGGCTTGAGACTGGCTGAAGACTCCGTGAAAGACTTGCTCAGAAAAGTCACGGACGACACAGACGATTTTCTCAAGTAAAGGAAGACCATGGAAACCGAAACAGTACCTGAAATCAACATGACCGCCTTGGAGCGTAAGTGGGCCGAGGAGGCAGTTAACAAACCGCCTGCCCTTGAAGATGCTTACTCAGAGCTGGGTTTCGACCCAGAAAAACTCGACCAAGCGGTCATAAATACCATTCCCCAGCCTACAGGGTGGCGCATTGCCATTCTCCCCTACCGAGGTGCTGAAAAAAGCAAGGGCGGCATCGTCCTGGCCGAAGAAACACAGCGCAGAACGCAGCTTGGCACAGTGTGCGGCTACGTCCTGAAGGTAGGGTCCTTGGCCTATGCCGATCAATCCAAATTCCCCACCGGTGCCTGGTGCAAACAGGGTGATTGGATTATTTTTGGCCGCTACGCTGGCGCACGCATCCCAATCGACGGAGGTGAGATTCGTCTCATCAACGACGACGAGGTACTTGGAGTGGTAAACAGTCCTGAAGACATTCTGCACATGTAAAGGAGCAATGACATGAATGAGCAACTTGAATTTAAGATAGGCGAGGACGAGAGTCCGGCCACCGTTTCCATTGGGGAGGACGGTGCTGCTGAAGTATTGGACAAGCCCCAAGCGCCCCGGGTTGAGACAACCTCCGGGGAGGCCGGAGAGCTTGAGCAGTACAGCGAAGGCGTCAAGAAGCGCATTGACAAGCTGACCGCGCGCTTGCGCGAGACCCAGCGCCGTGAGCAGGCAGCCCTGGAGTACGCAAAGAGCGTACAGGCCCGGGCTACCCAGCTCGAGCAGCAGTACATGACCGTGGACGGCGCGCGCTTGGGCGAGGCCACCGGGCGTGTTGAAACGCAAGTTGTTGCCCTAAAACAGATCATTCGCAAGGCCCGTGAAGAGGGCGACATTGACACCGAAACGGAAGCCCAGCAGCGCCTTACAACGCTGACCATGGAGCAAAGCCAGATCGCCGCCGCTACTCAGCAGCGCGAGCATCAGAACCAGCAGTGGGTGCGCCAGCAGCAGGCTGCTGCCCAACAAGCTGCCCAGCAGCCCCAGGTACAAGTTCAGCAGGAAGTCGACCCACGGGTCGAGGACTGGGCTGAACGTAACCCTTGGTACGGCCGAGATACTGCCATGACTCATGCAGCATGGGGAATCCATCGTCAGCTAATTCAGTCTGAGGGATTTGACCCAAACAGCAATGAGTATTATGATGAGCTAGACGCGCGCTTGAAGCAGACCTTCCCCCAGAAGCTGGGCGGGGGTCAGCAGCAAGCGCAAACTAACAGGTCCGCCAGACTCGTGCAAACGGTGGCTCCTGCATCCCGGTCATCGGGTATCAACAACGCACGCCGCACTGTCAAGTTGACCCCGAGTCAAGTTGCAATTGCCAAAAAGCTGGGTGTTCCGCTTGAGGAATATGCCAAGTACGTAAAGGAGTAAGACCATGTCAGACGTTAAAGTACCTACACTCAATCGCACTTCACGCGGGGCCGAATCCCGTGATCAAGATGCGCGACGTAAACCTTGGGCTCCCCCTTCACGGCTGGATGCGCCACCTGCGCCTCCTGGATACAAGCACCGTTGGATTCGCTCTGAAGCCGGTGGTATTGACGACCGCACGAACATCTCTGGAAAGCTCCGCGAGGGGTATGAGTTGGTTCGTGGGGACGAGTACCCCGACTATCATGTGCCAACAGTAGAAGACGGCCGACATGCTGGTGTTATCAGCGTGGGAGGTTTACTTCTTGCACGTATTCCGGTTGAGACGTTGGCGGAGCGCACTGCGTATTACCAAAGTCGAGCGAACGACCAATTACAGGCGGCGGACAACGAGTTGATGAAAGCGAATGCTCACAACAGCATGACCATTCAGCGGCCCACACGTCAGTCTCGCGTTTCTTTTGGTGGCTCTAACAAGGGCTAACGGATTCCATTTTTTAAAGGAAATTTCATATGGCTAATATCGACAAGGCTTTCGGCTTGCGACCTATTGGCAATCTTTCCGCTACTGGTGCTCAGAAACAGTACGGATACGAGATTGCGGATAACCAGGCTGGAACAATTTT